CAACAATAAGTAATACTATATCGTTAAGCATTTTAGTATAGGCTTGATCTATCGGGGCCATACTCTTGATCGGCTGTACTACGAAAGTCACCGAGTAGAGCAGTGCAAAGACGATGCCGAAAAGAATGATGGTAATCATGACCACCACAAAGCCCCATATCCGGACTTCTAAATCTTCGGGTGTGTATTTATTTTTTGTCATCATCAGCCTTTTCAACTTTGGGCGATTCAATCTTGTTTGTCAAGATGGGAGCGACTAGATACTCGGGGCAAGTCTGCGTGAATAAACACTTTGGCTTTTGGCATTCGGGTAGATCAAACTTGTCGGGGTTCTGACAAACATAGCGATATCTGTCCTCACATCCGCTTAGAAGCAGAATCACCGCAATGGATATGACAATCACGCACCACAAGAATTTATTTTGACTCATTTTTCATTCTGTCCAAATCTTTTCTATCTTGCTCTAATTGCTGTCGGAGTCGCTCCATGCGCTCAATTTGCATTTTGCTTTCTTTCTGTGTGGCAAGCGTGTCGTAGTAAATACTCCCAATCAAAGGAAGCATCAAGGCGAACACAATCACCATACAAACGAGTGCGACTAGAAACCCCATCTTACTTTTCTGTCCATAACTAGCAAGCTGAAAAACAGAGTCAGATACAGCAGAAATATTAGGCAAATGGCCCCATAGATGGCCTTGTCTTGAATTGCCGAAATTACTTTTCGCCGTTTCCATTCTGCTTCACGAATCCTTTTTTCTTGTGCCAATCTCGCTTGTTCTTGTTCAGCAATGATCTGCACCCTCATCTGATTTACACGGGTATAAAGATTCCCTAACTCGGGAGGGCTTTGATACACCATGATCTCTCTAATTTCCTTAGATAGCTTCTCAAACTGAGTTTTTGCCAATTCTCGGTTAAGAGCAGATTCCATGATGTTCTGATCTGGGTCATAAACATTCTTAGACTTTTCTTCTTCTTCACGAATATGGTCTGCCAACTGCTGTTGAATCTTGAAGAACTGTCCGAGATTAGCTGCCAAGTCTGCAACCACACGACCCTCATCCCAAATCTCGGGGTCTGCCTTCTTTGGCTTTGGAGCAGCAACGGGTTTATCAGTAGGCTTTTTCTTCTTCTTGAAGAAACCAAAGAACCCACCGACCTCCTCTGCAATGGCAGTGACTTCCTTTGCAGTCTTTTGCGCTGCAGCAATCGTGCCCTTAACATCTTTGTAGAGTTCACACCCCTTTCGGATAGCTGCGACACATCCGTTTGCCATCGCCAAAAGAGTGAGAGGGTCAATGTCAAATCCCCAATAGTTTCTTCACGAAATCAGCCGCTACGCCGGGGCCAAGCAACACAGCGAGAATCACAGCGTAAAGCAAGTATTCAATCTTGCTCATGCGCTTAGACCCATCAGACAGTTGGTCAACTATCTTGATGTAGCGTTCAGCGCAAATCGCCTCATGCACTGCTAACCGCTTGTCCACATCTTCACTCACTTTGCTCTTTCGGTAACTGAGCCTCCGCTTGCTCTTTGATTTTCATCAAGAGAGGATAGGCATTCATGCGTGTGGGAAGTTCGCCCAATACATGAAGAATGCTGTTTACTTCTTCGACAGTGAGATTCAGTTCCAAGGCAAACCCCTTGCAATCTTTGGTGCTTTCTGTTCGGCAATCTGAGCAGCCAAAGAAGCCTCTACAGCGTCTTTATCCACACCATTGGCCCATATCCATCCTAAGACAGTTTCTTTGGTCAGAGAGGCGTAGGGAATGGTTGCAGTGCCATCACTCCATGAACAAGTGCTGTACACAGATGCAGAGTAATCCCCATCTGTTGCATTTGCTTGCCAATGTGCGGTAGTGACAAAACCATCTGAGGTTTGTCGATCAAGTTGGGAAATGTTCCAAGTAATCATGCTGACTCCAGTGCAGTGATACGGGCGGTGAGTTGGGTGATGATGGCTTGTGATTTTTTGTTTATTTTTAAAACATCAAATGCGTGTCTCATGTTTTCAGAACGAGTTACCCATTCTAAATTCTCAAGACAGTTGTTGTGCTTGTTTCCGTCTTTGTGGTTGACTTGTGGCTTGTTTGATTCGTTTGGAATAAACGCTCTAGCCACCAAGCGGTGAACAGAATGATTGCTTTTAAGCGAATCAACAGAAAAAGAAACAATCAAATAGCCGCTTTTGCTTTTGCCATGCTTTAACACTTTAGAAGGATTGCGTTTCAAACCGCCCTCCTCATGCAAAACCATGCGTTCAATAGAACGCACATTGCCAAAGTTGCTCACCTCATAGTGAGTTTCATAGCCAGCGCAGGGATGCCAAATTTCGTTCATGGATGTGCCGCCTTGTATTCTTCAAACTTAGCATTAAGCTCTTGGATGGCGGCGGTCAGTGTGGCGACCAAGAAGCTGGTGTCGATGCCTTGATACTTGGGATTGCCGTTATTGTCCACAGCATCTTTTTCGCCAACCACAGCATGAGGGCAAACTTCAGCCAATTCGTGAGCAACAAAGCCATCACCATCAGAGCCATCAGCATTCCACTTGTAAACAACGGGCTTGAGTTGAGCTACTTTAGCCAATGCGCCCGTCATTGGTGCAATGGTATTCTTTAGGCGATAGTCTGATGATGTAACGTATGCAGTAGACGTTCCATTATTTGTAAATGCAATAACCCCGCCTTGTGTTCCATTTGCAAGAAAATTAATAAGTGTTGAGTTTCCAGAAAATGAGGCGCTTGTATTTACAACAATTCCAGTGTTTGCGGGAGCGTAAGTTACATTCAATCGTTCTGAAGTATTTTGTGTCGTTCTCCCCACCAGCAAGTTACCGCTGGAGAAACGGGCGGCTTCTGTGGTTCCATTAACAAACGCAATATCTCCATTCTCAACAAAGATAGATGCGTCAGTGCCGTTTGTATCTTCAAAATACAGAACAGGAACTTGACCAGACAGCACCATGCCTTTACCACCCCCACCTCCAATACTTGTAATCAGTGTGGTGGGAGAAGTGTTGTTAACGCCCAAATTCCCAGACGCATCAAGGGTCATTGCTTGGGTGAAGGTGATGGCGTTACCTGCTGTGCCTGATGCTGCTGTTAGCCAAGAATGTGCGCCAGAGGCTTGGTCATATCTTGAAGCAGAACCAGTAGTCTGATATTTAAATCCACTGTTGTAGTACCAGTTACTTCCAAGGCGCATTCCTTCAGCGTTTGTTTGACCGCTAAATACCGCTGTATTTGTTACTGTGATAGCTTTTAAAAGGGTATCCCAAGCACTAGGCGTAACACCCACACCTAAATTCGTACCATCAAACACCAACGCACTGCCCGTGGTCAGCACCTTTGAGCCATTGAGATAGGCCACACCATTGGCTGTGCCACCATTGTGCGTAACAGTTGATGATGTAGTGAGTGTGGTGACATTTGCAGTGCTTGCAGTAGTAGCCCCCAAAGTACCATTTACCGGCCCATTAAACGGGTCGCCATTGGTTCCTTGCTGAAAGTCTTTCAGATGGCCCATCACCGCACGAATGGCGTTATTGATGCCACTCGGAGCGCATCCCTCATCAATGTTGATTGATGCTACATCTGTGTTTGAGTTAGCGGTTGCGCTGTACTCGCTGATTTTTACTTTTGGCATGATTTAGTCCTCGCTAAGTGTGCTACCAATCATTCCATAATCTAACGCCAATTGCGTTAGACCGGATGCGAATTTTGGTGTAGTTGGTGACATTCGTTTTAACTCCCTAAGTCTATTCATACCGTCTTTGCTTGTGATGATTTGAGCCAACTGTGCAGCATTTTTTGAGAATGCCCTTTCATTTGCCCAATCTTTGAAAGTCCGACCAATTAATTGTGGAGACAGCGCGGTTCCAGTAAACCGAGCAAATGCAGCCAATGCACCCGGTGCATTATCTTCCATCTCTTTCATTGCTCGTTGATTAAAAGCAGTGTCCGACCCGAGTTTTTTCACCCGACTTGCAGCCTCTAACACTTGCGTTAGGTTGTTCAATGCTTGGAACTGTTGCGCCCCCAATGCCTCTAGCAAAGCCTTTTGTGACTTACTGTCACCCATTATCAGCATCTTCCAATCAGCACCAGCATCTATACGGGGTTCTTTGGCCCCCATACGGGGTTTCATTGCCTTTTCCCATTGCTGTTCCAAGTACGCCCGACTTACATCGTTCCATGCTTCGGGGCTTACCGCTTGAATCTGCTGACGGGTGTAGCGAATGGTCTGAGGTGAAGCATTTGCAAATAGTCTGTTTGCCAAATCATTTAGGTTATCTTTTGAGATCGCGGTTAACGACAACCCCGGTCGCCGTTCAGCAAACTCATTCAAAGGCGCAGACAGTTCAGTAAATCGTGCGTTTGCCTCTCCATACATTGGATTTTCTTTGCTCATCTGCTTAACTAAGTTTTGTTGAATATTAGTTATTTCAGATTGAATCGTTTTGTCCATTGAAGAAAATGATTCTTCTTTGAACATCTTATCAATGTCAAACTTTGCCCGTTGCAATGCGGGTAGACGATCTTCGACAACCTTAACCATCACCTCATCGCCTTGCGCGTTGTAAGCGGGTTTCTCGCGGTATAGGTTATTCTTGATGCGTTGCAATGATCTGAGTTCATCACCCTTTGCAATGTTCATCATTTGGTCAATTTGGGCAATAACGGGTCGAGCATCTACGGGTACTGATCTTTCAAATGCAGCACGATATAAGGGTTCGCTTCCTTCTTCCCTTGCCTTCTCCAATTGCGCGACACGATCTTTCAATGCCTTTTGCCCGCGAAATCCCGCAGTCATTGGGTCATCGACCCTGCTAATGCCTTCCAAGAACTTGTTTACAGCGGGTTGTACTTGCTCTTTGTATCTGTTTAGATAAAAGTCTCCGAGTGTGTCCGCGCTCTCTACGATGTTGCCTAAAACCTTTTGCTGTGATTTGAGAGATGGCAGATTGGTTAATTCAGCCGGAGTTAAGTCAATACCTAAGTCTTTTGCCTTTTGCACCAAGTCTGCTACTTCGGGTGCGTTTACCTTTGCAATGTCTTTTGCAACATTACGCCCTAAGAACATACGCAAGCCCAACGGTGCAGATTGGAATAAGCCGGACACTGCTCCTTGTTTAGCAATGTCAGCACCGGATACTTCTTGATCTGCAAGCAGTCCCGCAATGTTTTGACGAATTGCATTTGCACCAGCAGCAGCAGCACTCGTGATTCCCATGCTTGCCGCAGCACCAGCAGGGCCAGCCATGAGCATAGGGGTAGTCATAATCCCCGCAGCTATGTCCGGTACAGCTTCCAATACATCGGGCAAGTTGTACGCCATTGAAGTCATCGGCTTGGTCATCATGCCGGGAACTTCGGAATAGAACTTCCCATCATCCGCTTGGTAGACAATCTCATTGCCAACCACACGATAGCGGCTTTCCGGAATTCCCCGCGCCTCTGCAAATAACTTAATGGCAGCTTGTTTGTCGGTTGGCACTCCGGCTTTCAATGCCGTGAATATGTCAGCAGCACCCGCAGAAGTTCTTTGTGGGACGATTGTTTCATCGCGCACCATTCGTCTCGGCGTTGTTGATGGTGACAAGATTTCATCGACCACACTCGAACTAACGGGGAACATCTTTCGTTCTTCCGTTGAAGTCCCACTCAGCAATTCATCTACTACAGACATGGTGTTACCTCATCAATCCGAATTCAGAGGCCAAACGATTTCTGAGAATTGCCTTATCTTCCGGCTTTGATACATCAAGTCCGAGAGATTTAATCAATTCTGTTTCGCGCTTTCGCATAATTTCCGGCATCTTGTTAAGCGGTACATCCACCAACTTGAGGCCATTGGCTTTGATGTATTGCACTCGCGCTTCTACTGTCCGCAAGTCTTTCAAAGTGTTCTTTAGCTTTGCATTGAACTGAGTCGGGCTATCGCCATCAAACAACCCCGAGCCGGGGTTGGGCATACCGGCTTTGATGCGATCAGCTTCTTCACCTTGACCAATAGCCGCGCCCGTCACTTCATTGATGTAAGCATTCAGTGAGCGCACCGAGTCTTGTTGGAATTGCGTGAATGCGGTTAATTCTTGTTGTTGAGCAGGGGTTAACTTAGACAATCCCGATTTCTCACCCAATGCGCGTAATGCTTGAGTTCCCTTGAATCGTGTTTCAAGATAAGCCGGATTGAACGATGATTCAATTCTGTCAAGTTGGGCCAAACGGTCGCCCGTTGACAATGCTACTTTATCAAGTGCATTCTGACCCTCTTTGCCAACAGGCACAGCACCCGGGGGAAAGTTGATAATGTCACCACCAGCACCGGATTTCTTATAACTCTTTGCTGCTTCTAAAAGTTTGGTTGACTGATCTGGAGTTAAGTTTTGTGGGCTATCTGTGCCATACATAATTTTAGACAGATTGGCAAAGTCACCCGTGAATCTGCCCGACCTATCAACCGCCAACCGCAACCCATTGGGTGCGTTTTCGTCTACAGCATAGATTGCGTTGTCTACAATTTTGAAATCTTGACTTTTGAATACGGGCTTTAACCCCGTTGCAGTCTTTTGCAAGATTGTTTGTCCGGAAGTTAGGTAGTCCGGTTGAGTCAGTTTCTGTCTGCGCTCGATGCCTTGCATGACATTTTCAAAATCTTTGAAAGGCAGAATTTGTTGCAAGCGTCCTAAGATAGCTTGATTTGGGACAAATGCCGTTTCTGTTGGCATTGCCGCTTGTGCCATTCTTGTATCTTGTACGGGATAGTTTGCAGATTCTTCCAAACTCCGCATCCCTTCGGGGCCAAACATTGCATTCTCTTGTGCAAGTTGTTCAGCCACAGCGTCACCAACGGGCAAACCGCGCCCATAAGTGCCTTGATTAACTACTTGTTCTTGCATTGCGTAGGGCAACATTCCTTGAGCAAGTCGCATCCGAGCCTTTTCGTTCTCTGCCTCTTTTTGCTTGCGTTGATAGTCCATAATCTGCATCTCTTGCAGCTTGTCTTTCAAGCCCTCTTGCATAGTCTGTCTGTAGGCTTGCTGTCCACCCGCTAGACCTTGAGCAATGGCGAGTGCTTCGTTCCCCGGCGTTCTGCTCGGTGCGCCAGCTTGCAAGAGTGCCAATGCGGTGTTTTGCAGTGCTTGATTTTGGGATTGTTGCCGGACGCGATTTAACTCATCCTCACCCAATAGCCCACCGTAGTAAGAAGGAGTCGAGCCGAAAATATCAAGTAGTGCCATCAGTATGCTCCGTAGTTGCCATAACCATCGGATGAAATGTCATAGCCTTGCCCATAATCATTTGATGATGGTGAACCAAACCCACTTGTTAGCCAATTCCACCCACTACCTATCCCGCGAGACAAACCGCCACCAAATGCTTGATTAGCAGAGTTAAACACATTCAGTCCGAGCAAACCCGTACCCAATGCCGTAGCGGTTGGGTTGGTGTAATACGGTGTATTCGTGCTTGTTGTCCGACCAGCAGGGAACCCATAAACCATATTCAGATAGTTCGTTAGGTTCTTTTGGGGTGCGTTTTGCTCAAAGTTGTATCGCGCCATATCCGCATTGAGAGCCGCAGTCTGATAACCCTCACCGAGTTGACCAGCACCCAATAGCTTGTTTATGTCGCCATAGTCTGCCTCTGCGAGAGCCGGAGCCATGCCGAGTGCCCGCATTTGGTTTTGGCGTTCTTGAGCGTAATTTTCGTATGACAGCTTACCCGCAGTGTCAGACAGTTTCTGTGCAAAGGTTCCAGCCGCTTGACTTTGAAGGTCTCCCATCGCACCCGAGCCATACCGTCCGGCTTTGGAAGCAGCAGAGGAAATGTCACCAATAGACTTTTGGAATGCAGTCTGTGCCGCAGCCGCAGCCGGTTGAAATGCGCCTTGAAAGAATGGGTTACCGCCGAGATAGTCACCCGCGATCATCCCACTCACATTGCCTTGCGCTTGAGACAACAGAGGGTTACCCGCCATTGCCCTTGCTTGTAGGGCTTGCAGTGCTGTTGATGTGGCAGTGGATGGGCCTACATACCCTTGACCGGGGTAGAACTTTGGCCCACCGCCTTGATAGAGGTTCTTTGCCTCTGTCAAACCATAAGTTAGATATGGTTGAATCGCGGGGTCTACAGCCGTAGTGGTAGTAGAGGTAGACATTGAAGTTGCCATGACTTATCCTTTCATTAAAAGGACTCCGGCGGGGTCATCCACTGAAGTCATTGTATCAGCCAACAATCACATACCCATAGGTTTTGTCGGCGGTTGAATTGGCAAAGTGCGTCAGCGTAGCGGTTCCCTTACCCCTTGCACTGACAAACACATTGAACGATGATGAGGTGTTGACATAGCTTAATGTAGCAATCACAGATGGCACAGCCGGACGGGTTGGGGTCGTGCTTGTCGGATATTGCTCGATTGATACGCCCGTATCCGATGGTCGCCACATGAGTTCTACATAGTCACTTGCCGCTAACTCCACAAAGAAATTTAACGCGCCAATGATGTGGAATGGGTCTCCTACGCCTTTTCTTGGAGCCAAACCAAAGCGAGAATTTGACTTGTCAATGTTTGTGCCGTTCTTGCGAAACCACACATCCACATCTTGAGAAGCATTTGTCGTGTTCTTAAACTGTATGCTGAACTGAATGTTATACACACCCGCATTCGCCACATTCATCCGGCTGCTGTTGGACAGAGTTACACCGTTTGAATAATCTGTCGTGTCAAAAGTGATGGCGTAAGCAGTTGTAGTGTTAGCCGCTGTTTGATCTGTACTGTCTTGAAACGCCCCGTAGGGCACAGAATCAGTGTTTGCCGCCGCTGTGAGAGGTGTAAACAGTAGGATACTGTCTGCCCCAATGCGTCTATCAGTGATGGTCGTAGTGGTCGCCCCACCGGTGGCAAGCGTGACAATCCCGACATTGTTGGTCTTGCCATTCATGATGCCGTTGACAATCTCCGCAACAGTGCGCGGGTCGCCGCCAAAGAATGGGAGAATCCTAAACATTACCGGATGCCTTGCTGAACAACATCAACATCCATACCCATCGCGGTTTTCCAATTGTCTCCAGTTGGTTGCATCCGCAAACGATGGTACTTGCCCGAACTTCTCAGAGACACTCGGTTATCAGTGTCAGCCGCAGATGCCGACCCAAACGACAGACTTTGCGTTAAGAGCGTCCGAGAGGCCACAGAAACACTCGCAGAGCCGTTATCCACCAAAGGTCGCGCCAACATCACTATCGAGCGTCCCGCATCAATATCACCCGTTTCTAACACCGCTGATTTGTTTGCTCCGGTAAAGGTGATAACCCGTGTTCCATCAGTCCCACCGAGAAAATACTTTCCACCGGCGTACAAACCCGAGTCCATACTCACCGCCAAAGCATCGATAGACGCATTCACAGAATCCAATTGTTCAAGCGTCACAGAGGCAGTAGAAGCGTCTGAAATGTAGTCCGCTGTGGTCTCCATCAAAGACCATTTGCTAATCGTGAAGTTATACACAATCAGCTTTCTTGTCCCGTCTGTCGAGAGGTAATTCCACATAATCAGTTTGCGGATGGGGTCTGCCGCCGCTGACATTGTGGTCAAGTCCAAATTGGCATCATTGAAGAAGAAGCGATCAATCTTTTCGGCCCCGATGGGGGTTACTTTCTGTCCATCGCAGACATAGAACCCGTCATCAGACAAGAAGAAGGTTAGCCCTTGATACTGACAAACCGACCCCGCAGCGATACAGCCCTTCCCGCGAGAGATATTGTCAAATTGGAAGATGAACGGTGTTCCGGCATAACTCATCCGAGAGATTGATTTCTCCAACAGAATAATCCCAAACTCACCACCGCGAATGCCCGTGATGTGTCCACCATCGGGAATGTCTTGATAGTCAGATTGAGTGTTTACATTCTCAACCCAATCGGTCTCATCATTGATTGCTGACCACCGCACCCGATATGGGCGAGTCGTTCCACTCTCATCCAAATGGGCGCAGACTACGAAATCCCGCACCACAGTGATGAACTTAGCAATAGGCGCACTGTCTGACAGATTCTTGAATGACGAACTGCCATCCGCTGAATAGGCTTGCAGTCTCTCAGTGAAGTTTGTCCCGATGATCTGATTGCCGAATAGTGTGAAGCGAAACCGATCAGATGAGCCCGTGTTGTACCCCAAAGAGGTGGACGAGATAGTCACATTGCCCGAAGTGGTTGCAGATGTGGTCGTGATCGAGAAGCTATCAGCGTTGATTTTGGTAACAGTGAACTGACCATCTGCCGCTGTGCCGCTTGTGAAGTCTAAATAAACCGAGTCACCCGTTTTCAGCTTGTGAGCAATGGAAGTCACCGTTAGAGTGGTCGTGCCGCTTTGGGCATAAGTACCCGTGAAGCTAAACACACCCGTCAAAGCCCCAACAGAATCCACTGTGTAGATTTTGTGTAGTCCCGCAGCAAAGAGTTTTGTCGTGCCGCTTTGGTCTTTGGCAGAAATGATTGAGGTCAAATCCTCCGCAGCCGCAGCCGAGAAATTGGCCTCAGATGGAAATGCACCGTATCCCGCAGTCACCGGATAGCAGTTCTTTGCAACCGTCAATGCCCCCGTCAACCCCGGTTGATCGGGGAGCCATTCACCTAATGCGATTCTTTGAGTAGGCATCATCCATTCCTTAACCAATCATTTGAACCCGTTGAAGTGTCTGTCCATGTATTTCCCGATGTTCCCACATCTGTCCATGTATTCGCGTCAGCGGTTACGGTTGTCCATGTATTCCCACCAACACTCACATCTGTCCATGTGTTTGTATCAGCCGCGACATTTGACCAATTGTCACCTATCCGAATGGCTACACAAGAAATCGTCACCGTCCCGCTAACACTCATCTGCGCTTGAAATGTCGCTGTTGGCACAGCCGAAACAGTCGCTATTCCATTCAGAATACCCGCAGCACTTGAGACCAACCCACCGAGAGCCGAGACGCTAGAAGTCCCATTGATCGACCCGCTAGAGGTTTGGATTCTGATCGGAGTCGCAGAGACCGTAGCCGCACCGGACGAACTAGCCGCGCCTTGTCTGACCCTAAACCCGTCACCAACAATCGAAGCAGAGCCGGAGACCGATGCACCACTTGAGAAGATGCCGGTTCCAGCCGCTAAAACGGTCGCTATGCCACTGATCGAACCCGAGCCTAACCTTACCCTTGCCCCGTCACCCAAGACCGTAGCAAGCCCCGTAATCGATGCACTCGATACATAGGTGACTTGTGAGCCGGAAGTAGATGAAGCGTTACCGCTGATAGATGCGCTTGAGTTTCTTACACGAATGTAAGTTATCTGTGTTTGTGCGTCACCACTGACAGACGATGCCCCCGCCAATACCGCTATTGGGCTTGCGTTGACTGACCCTGCACCCGATGCGGATGCCGCCGCTTCAATGATGCAGACATTTGCATCAGTCCAAACGGTTGAATCAAGCGAGAAGGCTAGACTATCGATGCTCCCAAATAGGTCTAGCTGTTCAAGCGTGAATGGGCCACAAACATCTGCCATTACGCAAAGGTGACAGTCAGAGAGCCACTAGCGATTTTGAATACATCGCCCGTGTCGATTGTTTTGGAAGTGGTCAAAGCACCATGTACCAACAGATTCCCACTAGTGAGAGCGTCAAAAATACCGAAGTGGGTGATGGTTCCCCATGAGCCACCAGCTTGCGGGAAATTGATATCTGCACTAGTGCTAGAAGCACCATTAGAGGGAGCAGCAAAAGTAGCAGACTGACGAGCGTAAGATGTACCACTGCACTCAGTACCACTACCAGCATCCGTAGGGTCACTCGTAAACAGTGCAACATAGACAGTTGTAGGTGCTGTGTAGCCAGTTGCGCGGAGAACTTCATTGATTAGAGCATTCTCAAGATAGTTAGACATTGCAGCCATTTTTTACCTCTTTGATAAAGTCATTGCGAGTGGAACACCCGAGTATTGAGCAGATTCATCCGATCTAACCAATGTGTCGATTGCCCTTTGATACATGGTAGCCCATGTCTGAATTCGTGCATCGTTCATGATGTATGGTTCTGCCTCCAACAATGCCGCATAAAGCAAAGCATCGGGAGAGTTAGCCATAAACGCATTACTTGAATTTCCGCTTGATAGGAATGTCGGAGCAGAGTAATACAGCAGTTGAACCGTGTATGTGTTGTCCGGCATTGGGGCTAACTGAAACTCAGTCGCCAAAATTGTGTAGTTCAACGGTTTACCGCGAACATGAGAATCTGTGTTCCGAATGAACACCGATGGAGACAGATAGGTCAATGGTTGAGGAGGGTTCCCCGTTACATAGAAGTCTCTAGCCTCAAGAAAGTCTGACGGTATTTCTACCGTTCCATCCCCGCTAGTCGTAGTGGTGGTGACTGATTTGAGCATTTGCCGAATGCGGAGTTCTCTGCGAAGTCTCAGTTCTGCAAACCGAATGAAGTCGGGAATCTGATCGGTCAAGTCACTACGGGCCAAATAGTTGGCAACCGCTGTACTGAGTTCAGAGAATGTCGCAATGCTCATACTTTCCCCGGTCTAGTTCTGAAAAATCTGTTATCGGGATTGTTAAGCCATGCCTTCATTTGCTTTTCATCGATTACAGCAAATCCCCGCATGATGCCTTTTGCGTTTAGATCATCAATCACCGTCAATGGGATTGAAGCTATCTTGTTACCAAAAATGTCATCCGACCACTTTGCGCGTTCATCGTAGGAATTGAATTCCTTTAGATTTTGCTCAATGTTTGCCGTTACATCTTGGCGTGTCTCAATAATGATGCCGCCTTCGCCATCAGCGTGGGCAACAGATTTACGAAACTCATTCATAGAAAAACCCCCATGCGGTTAAACATGGGGGCATTCACTCTTAGGGAGTCAAGTCAGCGATGATGCCGTGGGCAGCTTCGTTGTTCACTTGCAAGGTGTATTCCACCAGCAACTGAGTCACTTCCGCATCACCCGTCTTTGCCAACTCGTTGGTTTGGAAGGGGCGCAGATAGGCAACTGATGCCATGTCCACATCCAACACAAACGCAACTTCGTCACAAGTGTTGGTGCTGGTCATGAACCTGTTGGGAACAATCGAAATTGAACCGAAGTCGCTCAAATAAATATCAGCCGCCGACACGATGGTCGTAGGTGCATCACCGGGAGCCATGTAGCGTTGAGCCGCAATACCCGTGAAGGCAGAGACCAACTGTTTATGGCCGGGGTTGACCATCAACACTTTGGGATTGCCACCGGAGGCATACACTTCTTTAACCACAGTTTTCAGAGTGGCCTCATCAAAGGTGCGGTTAGTGCCGTTGGTACGAGTGGTCGTGCCGCTTGCGCCAGCAACACCGCTTGTGCCGAAGTCACCATTGGTAGCCAACCATGTTTGCAAACCACCCAATTTACGAGCAGTGCTTGAGTTACCGTTCGTGCTTGCTTGGTTTGACAACAGAGTGGTCTCCATGTCTCGCTTAATTTCTGCGCTTGCTTTCGCTAATTGATAACTTTTCTCAGATTTGCGCCCTGCTTTATCAACAGCTTCCAAAGTGCCGGAGATTTTCACGGTCTTTTGGCTGATCTGAGTCTTGTTGCCAATGCGAGTGGTGACAGCAATAGTGGCATCAGATGCCGTGTCCCCTTCAACAGCCGCATTCGTCAAAACTGCACTCGCAAGTGAATCAGTCATCCATTCGTGATTGGTAGCGGTTGCTTTGCCCTTACCAATGGATGACATAAATGGAGTGTCGGTTGGTGAAATAGAGTAGATCACATCGGAAAGTGATTCCCGTTGACCGATGGAGGTATAGGTTTGGTAGGTTGCCATGATTGAATCCTTGAATTAAACGAACCGTTCAAACGCACTTGCAGCGTCTCGGATTTTTCCGGTCTTCCGCAATTGCGCTACTGCTTTTTTGTGCTGTTCTTGATTGTCTCTTGGCGCAGATACTCCGCTTTTCATCATTCGGGGTGCTTCGGCTACCCTTTTGGATAACTCCGGCTTGCCCTTTTGCAAAGAGGAATACTTCATACCGTGATACAAACTCAATACAGCACGAGAATCATAGACATTGGCTAACTCTTGGTCAGTCCACCCTATCGACTTGGCGTAGTCCCGAATA